TCAGACGGAGACAGCGTCCGGATGATCCTTGGCTTGGAAGGAAGCGGCTGGGCCATGGACAGAGCGGCCAAGGCGGTGGATGCCTTGCGGGAGATGAGCGAGAGACAGATTCCGGTATTGATTTATGCCTTATTCAACGACAACATAAAGGAAAGCTGGTCTGACTCCTACCGGAAGGAGTACCCAAAACATAATGTTTCTGCAAAGCTGAAAGGGCTGTATGCCTGGCTCGCGCCGTTGGGCTATGAGATGTCGGAAGAAGAGCGGACGCTGTTGGACGGCACGCATGGACTGTTCCATATTGAGGATCATGAAGGAGCAGAATGATATGAAACTGTATGACAATGACGCATACCGGTGTGAATTTATGGATGGTGTTTATTCGCTGCTTTCAGATGATCCAACATGGGATCGGGCAAATCAGATTATTGATCTGTTTGATGCCGCGCCGGTTGCGGAGTCTGAATCAAATAAGCCGCTTACCTTGGATGAGTTGCGGGAAATGGACTTGAAGGAATGGGCATGGATTGAAGTCCTGGAACCAGAACGGTTTCGAGAAACTGTTTCCTCGTATTATCGAACGTGCGTGCAGTGGTACGACGACAAAGCATTTTCCTGCGGTTATCCGGGGATTACCTTTGATTTTTTTTATGAAGATTACGGAAAAACATGGTTGGCCTACCGCCGCAAACCGGAAGAAGGCGCGGGATGAAGCCGATTCTTTTTAACACCGAAATGGTACAAGCCATCTTAGAGGGCCGTAAGACGGTGACGCGGCGGGTAATTAAGCCGCAGCCTGTTATGGATACAGACGGACTGTGGCACTGGAAAGGCTATCAATGGATGGACGGCGGTCTTGGTATCCCTGCTTCCAGGTTTGGCGATTATTTGCCCTACCGCCCCGGCGACATCCTGTATGTACGGGAGACGTGGGCGGAGGGAACCGATCCGAAGATTCACTACAAAGCTGATGGAGAAACACTGCCCAATGTGAAGTGGCATCCCTCAATTCACATGCCTCGTAGAGCAGCGCGCATCTTCCTGCGGGTGACGGATGTGGGAGTGGAGAGATTGCAGGATATCAGTGCAGATGGCATTCTTGAAGAGGGGGTCAATATTGAAATTCCGCCCATCTGTAAGATGTTGATCGACCCGGACTTCCCTTCTGATAGACAACGCGAGCAATGGAAGAAAATGACTGAAACGCAGCGCGAGGAATATGCTCAAAATCTGGCGCGTCATATGTGCATTGGCTTGTGTGACTATGCAGTTCGCGTATTTGACGCGTTTAAGTGCCTGTGGGACAGCGCCATCAAGCCATCAGACCGAGCACTCTACGGATGGAAAGCCAACCCGTGGGTCCGGGTAATTACGTTTGAACGTTGCGAAGAGCCGGAAGAAGATGCAGTAATGGGAGCAGCCAAGGAACGCCGTACAAGCAAAGCCTACTGGAACGGACTTATCCGCCAGCTGGAGCACCAAAAGGACAGAACCAAAGCGCGGCGGAAGCCGAATCGTAAAAGGAAACGGAAATGCAGCATATCCTAAGTTTGAGCTACGGGAAGGATTCGCTTGCCTGCTTGGGCGCGATTGAGAAATTAGGATGGACGCTTGACCGTATAGTACATGCGGAGGTTTGGGCAACGGATACCATCCCTGCTGATTTGCCGCCGATGGTGGAATTTAAGGCGAAAGCCGATGCAATCATTAAAGCCCGTTGGGGGATTGCTGTAGAACACGTTTGGGCTTCCATGACCTATGAACAAAGATTTTATTCAGTTTTTGGATCAGGCGGGAAAGCCAGCAAGCACAAAGGAACAATTTATGGTTGGCCGCATCAGTGTGGTGCATGGTGCAATTCGAGGTTAAAAGTTGCTGCGCTAAACAAATGTCATCATAAGGGGGCGGTATCCTATCGGGGAATTGCCATTGATGAACCAATTAGGCTTGCGCGGCTTGATGGAGTTTCGGCGGTATCTCCTCTTGCTGCGGCGGGTTGGACAGAGGACGTATGCCGGGAATGGTGTGAAGAAAACGATCTGTTATCTCCCATTTATACGGATAGTGCAAGGGGTGGCTGCTGGTTTTGCCATAATCAGAGCGTTAATCAACTGCGCTTTTTACGTAAGATGTACCCCGAATATTGGTCGCTGATGCTGAAATGGGATAAAGATAGCCCGACAACATTCGATACAAAAGGACGCACCCTACATGATTATGAGAGCAGGTTTCAGCTGGAAGATGAGGGGTTTCTTTCGCCGGATGACAAGAAATTTAGATGGTCTGTGCTTGAAGAAGAACTGAATTACAGGTGGTTTTAATGACGCACTTATCATTATTTCCCGGCATCGGCTGCAAGGCCATGTATGGATTTAACAACAATCGGAGGAAGGAAGTTTACACCATGCCAAATGGAACATGCCGCGGCTGCGGCGCATCGATCGTATGGGTTAAGACAGAGAAGGGAAAGCATATGCCCTGCAATCCCGAACTGGTGCCCTATTGGGAACGCCCAGGCGCGGCAGGCAAAATCATACTTCAACAGAGCGGGCGTGTTGTCAGCTGCGAGTTTGACGGCCCACGTGAAGAAGTGACCGGTTTCGGTTATATTTCGCATTTCAGCACGTGTCCGCAGTCACGGCAGTTCAAACGCAAGTAAAGCAGATAAAAAAGGAGTGGGCAGCATTGTCATTAAAGGAATTATCGCGATATTACAGATTACATATGCGGCTGGAACGGAATCTGGAAATGCTGCAATCCTTAGAAAATGCCGCCCACCCTGGGGCGCAGTCCCTGACTGGAATGCCCCATGCGGTTGGTGTTACGGATAAGGTCGGTGATCTCGCTGTTGAGATTGCCGACCTGAAAAACCGTATCCGGGCACTCCAAGCCGAGCTGGACCGTGAGGAAACCAAGCTGAATCGTTTCATCTCTACCATTGAGAATGACCAAACGCGCACGATTTTCCGGCTGCGGTTTCTGCGGTGCCTGACATGGAGGGAAGTTGCTTTCATGATTGGCGGACGGAATACGGAGGCTGGTGTCAAGAGTATTTGTTACCGCTATCTCGAAAGTTGCAACGCCGTGTTACGCGGTGATGCTTGATGTTTCGCACTTCTATGTGCTATGCTAGACTTGTAAAATCCTAAACAAGCCAAGCGACCTTCTTCCGGGGAGGTCGCTATTCTTTTGGAAGGGAGGTCTTTGGCTCCGCGCTTTTCTCCTTTGCGCGAAGTCTCGCATCGGGCATGGCAGTTGCCAGCGCCGTGCAGCGGTGACAGACGACAAAGGAGGTCTTCGCATGGAAATTGTGAAGATGAAATTATCCGAGCTGAACCCGGCGGCGTACAATCCCCGGAAAGAACTCAAGCCGGGCGACCCGGCCTATGAAAAACTGAAGGCGTCCATCCTATCTTTCGGGAATGTGGAACCTATCGTATGGAACCGCAGCACGGGGAATGTGATTGGCGGTCATCAGCGGCTGCGCGTCCTCATGGATCTGGGTGTATCGGAGAGTGAAATCAGCGTGGTCGAGCTGACGGAAGTCGATGAAAAGCGGCTGAACATCGCCCTCAATAAAATCACAGGCGAATGGGACGATGAAAAGCTGACGGCTTTGCTGGCGGATATTACTGCTGGCGGGGCTGATGTATATTCCGCCGGTTTTGACGATCAGGAGCTTTCCTCCATGTTTGCGGAGCTTTCCAAAGCATCTGCGCATGATGACGATTTTAATCTTACCGCAATGAAAAAGCAAACCATCGGGGTTGAGATAGAGATGAACAACATCACCCGCAAGAACGCCGCTAAAACCGCGGCGGAGTTCTTCGGCACTGGGCGCTTCGAAGATACCGCCAGCCGCAACGGATACAGCACCTGGTCGGCTTGGGACGGTGCGGGGCGCGAGTGGAAGTTCCAGAAGGACGTTTCCATCGCGGGGCCGGACAGCGAAAAGTGCGAACTGGTAACGCCCATCCTGCACTACGAGGATATTGCGTTTTTGCAGGAGCTTATCCGCCAGCTTCGCCACGCCGGAGCGAAGAGCGACGCCAGCCGGGGATGCGGCGTACATATCCACATCGGAGCGCAGGGACACACACCGCAGACGCTCCGCAACCTCGCCAACATCATGGCAAGCCATGAAAGCCTCCTGGTGGACGCGCTTGACATTGACCAGGGGCGCGTAAGCCGCTACTGCCGCACAGTTGACCGGAATTTTCTGACGGAGGTCAACAGCCACAAACCCAAGACGATGGCGGCGCTTGCAGATATCTGGTACACCAGCCAGGGCGAAAGCTACGGACGCGACCACCATTACAACAGCAGCCGCTACCATATGCTTAACCTTCACGCTACCTTCACAAAGGGCACGGTCGAGTTCCGGCTCTTCCAATTCGACGGGCCGACAGCAGAGCGCAAGGGCGGCCTTCACGCGGGACAGCTCAAGAGTTACATCCAGCTTTGTCTGGCGCTCAGCCAGATGGCAAAGAACCTCAAGACCGCCAGCCCCAGACCCCAGCAGAGCGAGAACCCGAAATACGCGATGCGGACTTGGCTCCTCCGGCTGGGTTTTATCGGCGAGGAATTTGCCACAGCGCGCGACCTGCTGACCCGCCGCCTCGCCGGGGATGCCGCCTTCCGAAATGGGCGCATTGCCTGATGTACCATCTTGCCCCACCTGACCCGCCATAAGCGCGGGCTTCGGGTGGTAGAAGGGCAAGGTCTCCACCGGGGACCCGCACCCTAACGGAAAGGACGGTAATACTATGGCAAACGCAAAACGTTATTACATCGCCTATGGCAGCAACCTCAACACTGAACAGATGAAGATGCGCTGCCCGGATGCACAGCTGATTGGTACCTCGGCCATTGGGGGCTGCGAGCTGATGTTCAAAGGGAGTGGGACAGGCGCTTACCTCACCATTGAACCGCGTGAGGGCAGCAGTGTTCCCGCCGCAGTGTGGGAAGTCACCGCAGCGGACGAGCGCAGGCTTGACCGCTATGAGGGTTATCCGGTGTTCTATCACAAGACCAAAATGAAGCTGCGTGTGGCGCTGATCGGCACCGATGAAGTAAAGACTCTGGAGGGCTTCGCTTACGTTATGTGTTCGGAAAAGACTCTTGGAATGCCTGCGATCGACTATTTCATCACCTGTGTCCAAGGATATCAAGTTTTCGGATTCGATACCCGCATTCTGCTGGACGCATACAACAACAGCAAGGAGGGAATTTTATGCGCGGCAAAGCAGCAATGAAGCGGCACGTCTGCCCCCGATGCGGGCAGGCATATGTCGGACGCCCGGCAGCGGCAAGGGACGGGAGCGGTCCCATCTGCCCGGACTGCGGGACGAGGGAAGCACTGGAAAGCATCGGTGTGAATGCGGAGGAGCAGGAGCGCATTCTCGAAATCATTCACCGGAGCCAAACGTAAAACAAAACAGCAAAGCGGCGGACGACTCAAAAAAGGAGCCGTCCGTCTTCTCTTCGGATGCCAAGGTACTGTGACGGCGCCCCCTGGGGAGCGGGGGAGAAAACACCCCGGAAAACGCGTAGTTACCGAAAAAATTTTTTGGGGCACTTTCGTTTCCGGGGTGCCTTTTTGGGGTCGGATACCCGTCAGGGGAGCAGGTGCTTTAGATAGAAAGGACGATTCGATTGGCAACAAAAAGAAAAGAGAAAACTGCGGAATCCCCCGGTTATTGCAAGACCGAGGATCTGGCAAACCTGTTCGGACTAAGCGGGCAGTCGATTAACCAGCTTACGAGGGACGGTGTAATCAAGCGGCGGGACACCCCTGCCGGGAAACGGTACAACGTAGTGGAATCCACCAGAGCCTATGTGCAGTACCTTCGGGAGAGAGCGGCGGGCCGCGCCGAAAAGGGCATACCGGAATCGAAGGAACTGGAAAAGTTTGAAGCTGAGGTGCGCATCAAACAGGCCAAGGCGCAGATTGCCGAACTGGAGGCACAGGAGCTTCAGGGCATTATGCACCGCAGCGCGGATGTAGCCGCGCTGACGGAGGATCTGTTATACACCGTCCGGGATTCCCTGATGGCGCTGCCGGGCCGTCTGGCTGTGGATGTGGCGGGAACCAGTGATGCCGCCGAAGCGGCAGAAATCATCAAGCGAGAGATTTGTTTCGTGATGAAGGATTTTTCCGCTTACAATTATGATCCGGAGAAATACGCGGAACGCGTCCGGGAGCGGATGGATTGGCAGGCAGAGCATTGTAGTGGTGAGAATGACGAATAAAACAGAGGCGCGGCGGCTGATGAAAGCCATCGCCCGGGGGCTGGCCGGGATGCAGCCCCCGGAAAATTTAAGCGTCACCGAATGGGCGGAGAGCAAACGGTACCTCTCCACCGAGGCCAGCGCGGAGCCGGGGCTTTGGCGCACGAGCCGGACGCCGTATCTACGGGATATCATGGACGCTTTCACCGACCCCGGTGTGCGGCATATTGTGCTGGTTGCCGCCTCCCAGGTGGGAAAGACGGAGGTAATTAACAACATGATCGGCTACATCATCGATCAGAACCCCGGCAGTATCCTTTTTGTCCACCCGACCACCATCGACGCCAGGGAGTTCTCCAAGCTTCGGATTGCGCCGATGATCCGGGACAGCCCCGCGCTGCGCCGGAAAATTTCAGCGCCTAAAAGCCGGGACAGCGGGAACACGCTGCTGCAAAAGACCTACCCTGGCGGTATTTTAACGCTGTGCGGCTCCAACGAGGCGCACGCTTTGGCATCCAAGCCGATCCGGTACGTGTTCGGCGACGAGAGAGACCGCTGGGCGGTTTCCGCCGGTACCGAGGGCGACCCGTGGGAGCTGGCGATGGCACGGCAGACCACATTTTATAATGCAAAGGCTGTGGAAGTTTCGACCCCGACCATCAGGGGAAGCAGCAACATCGAGAAAAGCTTCTCCAAAGGCACGATGGAGCGGTGGAAATCAAAATGCCCACACTGCGGCGAGTACCACGAAATCCAGTGGAAAAACATCCGCTATAAGGCGAAAGAAACCGTGGTCAATAACGAGCGCACCTACACGATCCATGATGTGCTTTGGATCTGTCCCAGCTGCGCCTGCACATCCGAGGAATCTGTGATGAAGAAGCAGCCCGCCCGGTGGGAAGCGGACAACCCCGCCGCTTATGTCAATGGAACCCGCTCTTTCTGGCTGAACGCATTCGTCAGCCCGTGGGCTGGTTGGGAGGACATTTGTCTGAAGTACCAGAACGCCCTGGGAGACAGCGGAAAGATGCAGGTTGTCTATAATACCTGCTTCGGCCAGCTTTGGGAGGACCGGGGCAGTACACAGGACCCGGATACCCTGCTGGGCCGCCGGGAGGTTTACGATGCCGAGCTGCCGGAGGGTGTGCTGGCGCTGACCGCCGGTGTGGATACGCAGGACGACCGCATGGAATACGAGATTGTCGGGCACGGTCACTTCGGGGAAACTTGGGGGATTGAAAAGGGGATCATCATGGGCCGTCCGGATGATCCCTCCACATGGGATGGCCTTGATATGATGGTTTTCGATCGGGTTTTGCGATTCAAAGACGGTCTTGGCATGAAGGTCAGTATGTCCTTCATAGACGAAGGCGGGCACTTCACCGATTGGGTGCGACAGTTTTGCCGAAACCGAGTGGGAAAAAAGGTGTTCTGTATAAAAGGCTTCGATGGGGCTGATCGACCGTTTACCAGCCCTCCGAAGAAGATGAAAATCATCATCAAAAACCGATATCTGGGCACTTGCTGGCAGTACCAGCTGGGCGTGGATTCCGGAAAACAAATTATCATGGACAACCTCAGAGTGCAGGCACCGGGGCCGAAATACTGCCATTTCCCCCTTCGGGAAGACTATGGCGCGGCGTACTTCAATGGATTGCTTTCGGAGCATCTGGTTCCGGAAGGCAAGGTACGCCAGCGGTGGGTTTGGAAGAAGATTCAAGGGCATGAGCGCAACGAACCGCTGGACTGCCGGAACTATGCGCTGGCGGCGTTCAAGGTCCTGCCGATCAATCTGGACGCAAAGGAGATACAGCTGCGAAGGGCGCGGGGCAAGGACGTGGAGACACGGACGCCGCCGCCAGTACCGAAACACGTGCCTCAAAAGAAAAAGTCCGGGCTAGATCGATATTATGACGAATGGTAGGTGAAATAGAATGCCGAACAAAGTTGAAATTCGGGCGCGGCTGACGTTCTGGAGAAGCTCACTGGAAAAGCTGCGGGAAGCGTACCTTACCCTTTTGGACGGCGGCGTGAAAAGCTATAAAATTGGGAACGAGGAGCTTACTCGGCTGGATTTGGTTTCCCTTCAAAAACGGATGGAAGAAACCGAGAAAAAGGTGGACGAACTGGAGCTGCTGCTGGAGGATCACAAACCGCGGCGCTCCTTTTATGTGACGCCGCAGGATTTTTAGGGAGGGCGGCATATGTATCAGGATAAACGAACAAAGCTGTACCTCCCATACGGTACACGGCCCAAAGCCAGCGGATACAGCGATGCCGGGGCATCTGTTACGCGTCGGGCACTGAAAGCATTCAAGGCGCGCAGCGGCAGCCCCAACGAGGATATCAACTGGAACAATTACACCTTGCGCCAGCGGAGCAGGATGCTATATATGTCCTCGCCGTTGGCGACATCGGCGATCAACACGAACCGCACCAAGGCGGTCGGTGTAGGGCTGTCACTGAAAAGCCGCGTTGACCGGGAAATCCTCGGCCTTTCCCCGGAGGCTGCCAAGGAGTGGCAGAGAAAGACAGAAGCGGAGTTCTACCTCTGGGCCGACCGGAAGGACGCCTGCGACGCCATCGGGATGAACAACTTTGATTCCCTTCAGCAGCTGGCGCTTTCCTCATGGCTGATGAGCGGCGATGTGTTCCCGCTGTTCAAACGCCGCCCGCCTGATTCGATCCGCCCTTATTCCCTTCGGATACATCTGGTGGAAGCCGACCGGGTGCGGACACCTGTGGAGTACGGCGTGTCAGCCTATCCGAGCATCATCAGTGGAAAGAATCCCGAAACGGGAAATCGTATTTTCGACGGCGTAGAGGTAGATGCCAGCGGCATGGTCGTTGCCTATTATGTACACTCGACTTACCCTTGGGAAATCACCAGTGAGCGGGACGAGTGGGTACGGGTGGAGGCTTACGGCGAGAAAACTAAGCTGCCCAACATCCTTCATGTTATGAGCAGTGAACGACCCGACCAGTACCGTGGCGTCAGTTACCTTGCCCCGGCCATTGAGCCGATCCTGCAAATGAACCGCTATATCAATTCTTCCCTGCAAATGGCGCTGATTCAGACCTATTTTACCGCATGGATCATTCTGAAAAGCAATACGGATGAAATTCCGTGGGAAAGTGTGGGCGGCTGGGAGAACGATTTGCAGACTTCCGGAGGAAGCTTTGAAAATGAAGCCCGTCCGCGCACAGACCCGGACGAGCTGAACATGGGGCCGGGAACCTTTGGTACGCTGAAGGATGGCGAAGAGATCAAATTCGGGAATCCGACAATGCCTGTGCCGGGATTCGACGCTTTTGTAAAAATCTTCTGCAAGCTGATCGGCGCGGGAATGGGCATCCCCTATGATGTGCTGGTTAAGGAGTACAATTCCAGCTACTCTGCCGCCCGTGCCGCCCTGTTAGATTCCTGGGAGGATTTCCGGATGCGCAGGAAATGGTTTGTGGATGATTTCTGCCAGCCGGTTTATGAAATTTGGCTTTCTGAGGCCGTGGCCCGTGGGCGTATCCACGCGCCGGGCTTCTTCCAGGACCCGCTCATCCGTGCTGCCTGGTGCAGGGCGCAATGGATCGGCCCGGTACAGGGAAGCCTCGACCCGCTGAAGGAAGCGCAGGCCGCTGTCCTTCAGATTCAGCACGCGCTGAAGACACACGAACAGGTGACCATGGAGGTATCCGGCGGCGATTGGGATTCCAATGTGGAGCAGCTGGCGGCAGAAAACGCAAAGCTTGTTGCTGCCGGGGGCGGCAATATCAGCATCACAATGAACCTGGACGCCAAAGAAGCTGAAGACGGAGGCGATGAAAATGCCGAAGAAAAAAGGCGCAATTCAACCGGTTAATATCCGAAAAAATGCTTATGCGATGGAAACCGAAGACGGAAACAGCGCCGAAATCACCATGTATGGTGATATTTATGAGCAGCAGCCTAAGAATTGGTACGGAGATCCGATAGAGGGACAATTTATCACGTTGACCGAGTTCTTAAGCGACTTGGAGCGGCTGAGCAAATGCAAAGAAATTACGATTCGCATGAACAGCTACGGCGGGGATGCCGGGGTCAGCAACACCATACATAATCGGCTGCGGGAGCTGGCGAGGGACGGCGCGACGCTGTCCTGTGTTGTGGACGGTGTGGCAATGTCCGGCGGCTCGCTCATTATGTGCGCCTGTGATCATGTACGAGTCAACCCGTCCAGCTTGATCATGATCCATAAATGCTGGACGTTCCTTTTTGGAGGCTATAATGCCGATGAACTGCGGGAGCAAGCCGCCCAGCAGGATGCGGTGGATCGGATGCAGATTGAGATTTATAAACGTAAAACCGGACTGTCCGAAACCGTCCTGTCTCACATGATGAGAGATACGACCTACATGACGGGCCGGGAAGCGGCGGAAAAGGGCTTTGCGGATGAGGTAATTGAGGACGCAGAGCCTTTGGACATCGCAGCCAGTGCGGATGGACGGATGCTATTTGTCGGCGGGCGGCAGATGCATCTTGCGCCGGGGATGTTCGCCCCTGACACGATTCCAACGGTTACACCCGAGGCGGCTGACCCGGCTTTGATAAACAAAACCCAGCCGGTGCAGACCGGCGGACCGAATGGAGGAAAAACCATGGCAAAAAATCTAGAAGAACTCCGGAGCGAGAACCCGGAGCTGGCGGAAGCGCTGATGGCAGAAGCCAGGGCCGCCGCGTCTGCGGCTGAAAAAGTTCCTGCGCCGCAGGCGATCGAGGATGCTGTCAGCGCCGCTGTTCAGGCGGAGCAGAAACGCATTCAGGAGATTGACGAGTTGTCCGTGCTGTACGACGCGGAGACGGTCAAGGCGGCAAAGTACGGTGAAAATGCCTGCACCGCGCAGGAGATGGCCTATCGTGCTGCGCAGAAGGCAGCAAAGAAAGGCAAGAAGTTTCTGGATGATCTGGACGAAGATCTGAAAGCGTCCGGCGTACAGGGTGTCCAGGCTGCCGGTGACCCCGGCACGCCGCCCCATGAAGAGAACATGACGCCCAATCAGCGTATGGACGCCGCCCGTTCAAAGGTCAAAGCGTTGTTCCAAAAGGAGGAAAAATAACCTATGGCTAAAGAATTGCATCAGAAACTTGGCAGCATGGAGTACGACGGCCTGATCACCGGCCTGACCCCGCCTATCCGTGTCGATGGCGGAGTCATCGCGAAAATGGCGGCCCCTACGCTGCTGAAGCGCGGCACTCTGTTGGGGAAGGGCGACACCGGCTTGTTTTCCGTTTATGACGGCACAGGCACGCCGGATTGCATATTGTGCGATGACACCGAGGTTGGAACCGAGGCGGATATTCCTGTGGAGGTCTATGCCGCCGGATGCTTCGACCCGCAGAAGGTGACGCTTGCCGACGGATACACCATGACCCAGGCCGACAAAGACAAGCTCCGCGCCTACAGCATTGTATTCAAGGCCGCGTCTTCGGCTGAGTAAGGAGGAATCAGAATCATGCCTGCAACGTTGAATTTTTTTGATACTTACATCCTTATAGCGGTAATGGAGGAGGTCGTGCCGAACGCGTTCTTCTTCCGTGACCGTTATTTCCCCACCGGGGAAGGGGATGTTTTCGCCGCCGACAAGGTGCTGACCGAGTACCGCAGGGGCGACCGCAAGATGGCGGCGTTTGTCTCTGAGCGCATCGGGGACATTCCCATGGACCGCATCGGATACGAGATCCACGAGCTTCAGCCCGCGTTTATCGGGGTTTCCCGTCTGCTGACTGTGGACGAGTTGAGGAAGCGCGGTTTTGGCGAAGCGCTTTATGCCAATTCCACGCCTGCCCAGCGTGCCGCGCGGCTCCAGATGGACGATATGAGGGATATGGATCTCCGTCTCCGCCGCCGTGAGGAGTGGATGGCCGTCAACACCATGCTTGAGAATGCCTGCTTCATTCAGGAGTATGTGGACGCAGAAACCAAGGGCAAGGCACTCAGCGTGAAGTTCTATGAGGGGACCAGTGACCACCTTTACACCGTGGCGGCTCCCTGGACGACCTTTGCGGAGATGCGGCAGGACGTTATCGCCATGTGCCGGATGCTGTCCTATCGCGGTCTGCCCGTGGCAGATCTGCTTCTTGGCACCCAAACGGCGGACGCCATTCTTCAGTTTGAAGACCTTCAGAAGCTGCTGGACAAAAACAGCGGCATTGCCATCGGGGCTATCAATGAGCAACTGTCCGGATACACCGGTGTGGTCCTGTTGGGGACGCTCAACTTTGGAGGCTTCCGGCTGAACCTTATTTCGGTAGATGAAAGCTACATGGACGACGACGGCAAAACCAAGCCCTATTTCCCTGTAGACGCCGCTATGGTGACGGCTCCGAACTGTGGGCACCTGATGTACGGGCAGATCACCCAGATTGATTACGGCAGCACCGAATGCACCTCCCACCCTGGCATTCGTGTGCCGAAGTTCACGCTGGATCAGGACAAGGATACCCGTAAGCTCCGTCTGGCCTCCCGGCCTTTGGCGGCTCCTCGGAACTACTGTCCTTACATCCTTGCGAAAAAGGTGGTGAGCTGAGATGCGGGAGGTTGTGATCAGAACCGGCGTTTATGGCAGAAGGACAGCAAACGGCCGGGTAGCGCCTGTGTCCAAGGGAGAGCGGGTGACTCTTTCGGATGAGGAGGCGGCGCGGCTGGCAGACCTTGGCATTGCCGTTTATGCAGACGCCGCCGAAGCGCCCGCCGGTTCCTCCTCCGAGCCTTCCTCCGACATTGAACGCGCACCCGAACCGCCGTCCGATAGCCCTGACGCACATCCTGCCGGGGAAGCTGGCACAGACAGCGGGGAGAAGGTTTCGTCCGATGTGGACATTGTTCGACTGGAACGGATGCCAAAGTTAGATTTGGAGCAGATGGCTGCGGATTTGGGTGTGAATATTTCCCGTGCGAAGACCAAGCATGACCTTGCCATGCTGATTGCCGCCGCCGAAGAAGCGGAAGACGGCGAGGCCCCGCCTAACCTTGATACGGGGGATATCGTGCGATGAGCAAGTTCAAGGATATGATTCAGAGAGACATCAGAAAGGTCTTTCTGAATACGAATGAATTTGCCGAACGGCGCACGATCCGCTACGATGGGGTGGAATACACTGACATCCCTGTGGTGCTTGAAGGGCCTGCGAATGAGAAGCGCAATAGGCTGACAGATGATCATGTACAGGGCCTGTATCTTGTGACCGCCGTCCTCTACTGCGCCTTGGAGGGTCTGGGCGGCATGGTTCCCAAACAGGGCGACAGCCTGGAAATTACCACGCGCGAGGGCGGTAATTTCTTTCAGGAATTTTATGTTGCGGCGGCGACCAGCAACATGGGGATGCTGCATATTGAATTGGAGGCGATGGCACAGTGAGCGCGTTCCGTATAGACGCCATCGGGCAGGAGGAACTTGACCGCGTACAGGCGCTGCTCTCCGGTGTTGAGGGCGGCATGGCTAAAGTGGTCAGGGAAGCGCTTTCCAGAGCCGCCTCCCACCTGCGTACCACCAGTGTCAAGGCCATTCGGGAGAAATATGCGATTTCCGCCGCGGGAATCCGCGACAACGAGACGATTAGCATTTCAAATCTCGTAGGAGCGGGAGGTAATCAGGTATGGATTAAATTCGCGGGCAAGAAGATACCGCTGTACCGGTATGACGGAGCAGCGCCCGCTACGCCTACGCAGGATATCAGTCGCTGGGTGATGGCGGTAATTAGCGGGCAGGAGCGGTGGGTACATCCCGGTGTCGCGGCGCGCGGCCACGTCAGGAAGGATACGTCTTCCACCCAGTTCGAGAGCGCTTTTGTTGCAAAAATGCGTTCCGGCCATGTGGGAATTTTCGAGCGCACCGGCGGAAAAACCGCGAGCGGTGGAGATGCCATTCGAGAACTGATGGGGCTTTCCGTTCCTCAGATGCTGGGTAATGAAGAAGTGCAGGAAAGCTTGGCAAAGGATGCCATGAAAGTGTTTCAGGGTCGGCTGGAACACAATGTGACGGCAATTCTGAGCGGGATTTGGAGGTAATGGCATGACAAGGGTGATTTTGCTGGAACAGCTGAAGGTGTTTACAGAGGATGTCACGCGCGAGATTCTGCTTCCTGTGCAGATGCAGGAGAAGGACGAAAGCCAGCCTCCTGACCGGGCGGCTTCGGTTTACGTTCCCCGCCTGCCAAAGCTGAGCGCCTACAAACAGAAAGCCCCGTTCATTACTCATGAAAGCGTCACCAGCAAGGATATTTTGACGCAAGCTCCGAATGGCTATCAGTTTATGCAGGCAAGCGCTGTTGTGCGGTCCTGCTTTTGCGTGTATCACCCCAATGAACAGGAGGGCGGGTTGGCGTTGCTGAACCTAATGGAACGGCTTCGGATCGCTCTGCTGGAAACGGTCGTAATCGGGAAACAGTTCACGCTTGACGTGAAAGCAGGAGTCGAAACGCTGGTGTACCCCAGCAACCCAAATCAGACCGCGAGTTCACTGTTTTATCTTGGAGAGATGATCACGGTATGGAAAATCAAAGGAATTGAAAGGAAGGTAATCGATGACGAAGAAGGACACGGGCACATCCGAAAAGACGAATATGACCGCCGCTGAAACGGCGGCTCCCGCGCAGGAAGTAGTCCCCGCAAAGCCGGAACCGTCAGGCATTTGGTGTTATATCGGCCCGAACCTTGCGGGACTGATACAGTCCGGCAAGGTATTCCGAGGCACGCGGGCAAAGGCTTTGAAAGAAGCCGCTGCCGCGATTGAAAAGTATCCGCTGGTAAAGACGCTGATTGTTTCCGGAGAAAACTTAGCAGATTCGCGGATGAA